CGGATCGATTAGCCCTACATCTGTATGTCCCCAATTACCGAAATCCCGAGCAAGCTCGGTATCGGTTCAACCGAGAAGGCGCTGAATTCATTCAAGCGCTCCCTGGCCCTGCCGACGTTGCTGTCGGCACTCGCCTTATGCTTTCAAACGATTTCCGCTAACGCCGCGTATTCAGCCCTACGTATGCCTACCGACTTTCGCGAGATAGCAAGACAAAAAGCCCAAAAGTATGGGCTTCTTCCTCAAGTTTTTGAGCGCCAGATTCAAGCAGAATCTGGATTTAATCCAAAAGCTGTATCGTCTGCCGGTGCTCGTGGCATCGCTCAGATTATGCCCACAACCGCCAAGGGTTGGGGTGTTAATCCTGACGACCCGGTTTCCGCATTGGATGCTGCTGCCAAGAATATGGCAGGGTACATCAAGACCTATTTAGGCGGTAAAGCCCCTGGTCAAGAAACGGATCCAGTCAAATTACGTCAAGCGTACGAGAAAGGTCTTCGAGCCTATAACGCTGGTCCTGGTGCAGTAGAAGCCAGTAAGCGATACGCAGAGACTAATCGCTACGTCCAAAAAATTATTGGTCCTGATAATTTCAGTTTTACTGAGGCGATACAGGGTGGTCAGCCTACTAAACCACAAGAAACGGCTGCCCGTGGTCGGACCTACCTTATTTTTGCTGATGAGGAGCCACAACGAGATCCAGCATCTTATTTAGATGATTACATCTTGAACATGGCGTCAGGCAGATCACCACAGATCAAATCTTCCATTGATCCGACTGCAATGTTAACCGCTGCATTTTCGCAGACACCAAAATATATTGAGGGTTAATTAGTATGGCTTCGTTAACAGATGTCGGATATGTAACTCCAGCTGGTCAGGATGTTTTTCCAACGACTGGTCCCCATCTAGATGTTCGCGTTTTAAAAGACGGTAAATATGTAGATCCAGGTACAATCCGATCTCTGTTAACTCGGCTAAAAGTTGGAAAAGAGCGTAAATCTCTTTGGCAAGAAGAAGCCGGCAAATGGTCTCCAAGTTACGCCATTACATCTCCATTTGGTCCACGTAAAGCCCCCACCAAAGGGGCCTCTACCCAGCACATGGGGCAGGATTATGGTATTGCCGGAGGCACTCCCTTAGCCTGGGAGGGCCCCGGCTCCTTTACACCTGGTAAGGGGTACGGGACGATTAAGACTACGGATCCGCAGGGTACTCCTTATGAGATCCGCTTGCTTCACACAAAAGGTGGTAAACCAGCGGAAGCGGCACCAGCAATGCAGCCAACAGCTGCTCCCGCTGACACCTACATTGTTATTGGCGGACGCAATAAAGAATTAACCCCAAAAAGTTTCTTAAGTTCCTACCTTCAACAATCTTTGGCTGCCGAAGCCCCAGAAGTTCGCTCAATGATCGACCCGGTCTCAATGCTGACTCAGGCTTTTGCTCAAACCCCTAACTACCTAACCTGATGAGGTTTGCTGCTGTCCCTGGTTATTATCCGAGTTTTCCTGTGACATATCAAAATATGTACCAGGATCACCAGTTGACCACGGCTGGTTTTAGTGATCCATTTAATCCTAGCCGCCAGGAAGTTGAGAAGCGTTGCGGCTATGTTGTTGGATACAACGGTGTAAATGATCCACGTTATCAAATGAATAACCCGTCATATATGCGAGAAGTTGATCGCAGTTATAGCGACAGCATTCCCCCTGTTATTCTTAATAAAAAGCCAGTCCAAAATCAGTTCTGATGGCCTACACAAAACCAGAACTTCGAGAGCGGCTTAAGAACAGGATAAAGGCCGGGTCTAAAGGTGGTAAACCTGGTCAATGGTCGGCACGTAAAGCCCAACTTTTGGCGCAAGCTTACAAGAGAGGCGGTGGTGGCTATAAAGGCGAACGGACCGAAGGACAAAAATCCTTAAAGCGGTGGGGTGAACAGAAGTGGATGACAAAAGAAGAATACGAGAAAAAGAACTAGAGCTGAACTAAACTAAACTAAAAGAAAATATTAGCGATCATGGCGGCAGGTTATTATTTTCAGGATACAATTTTTAGCAATAGTCCCGCATTAACGGCGGCTGGGCTTGGTACCACTATTGAAGTCGGTGTTAATGACCTGTGTATCACAACTGCCTACACCATGATTGTAACGGTGGCCACGATTAACACTAATGTTGTGGTTCGCTTGGAGGGCAGCATTGATGGGACCAACTACGCACCGATCATTGCAGATCAAACTATTTCCAGTAATGGGACCACTGTGTACAGTGTGGGCGATCGGCCTGTCAAATATGTGCGTCCTCGTTTTGTTAGTGAGTCTGGTGGCACTGCTGCAGTAGTTACTTTTAGTGTTGCAGCAGCATGATGGAACCTAAAGCAAAAATTCTTTTAAACAAAACCGTTACCGAGGTTGGTGCATCTTGTCCTCGTGCTACGACTGACATTGAGGAAAATATTAAAAATCGGAATTGGACGATTAAAAATTTTGCTTATGGTCCTTTAAATCCTGATATTCCAGATCCCGGTTTTTGGGAGAAGAAGGCCGAGATGTGGAACAGCGATGTAGACACTGTCATGTCTGCACGCTGTTGTAATTGTGCCGCGTTCGATCAATCTCCAAAAGTTATTGAGTGCATTATTCAGGGGATTAACGAGAAAGAAGCGGCTGACCCCTGGGATGTACAGGAACGTGCAAATCTTGGATATTGTCAGCTTTTCAAATTTAAGTGTGCAGGTTCCAGAACCTGTGATGCTTGGTTATACGGGGGATCTATTCAAGAGTAATGGCTGCTGACAAAGCTATTGAGCCTGGTAAAAAAAGTACTGAAAGGTACTTACCAGAATCTGCGTGGGCAAAACTAACGCCAGAGGAGCGCCGTCGTACTGACGAGAAAAAACAACGAGAATCACGAGAGGGTAAGCAGTTTGTTTCAAATACTGAACTAGCAAAAAAAGCTCGTCGAGCAGTGGAGCTTGCATCCAGGAGGAAGCAAAATGGATAAAGCCGGAACCCGGATGGGATACATGCTCGGTATATCCCAGAACAAGAGACCCTACGAAGCACTCCTTGCGACTAATCAAGGTGATTTTCAGGGTTTAATGCCGACCGAAGGTGGCTACTACGCCATTGGAGCTAGACTTCCTCGTGAACGTAAATCTCGTCTTGCTGGGGATGCATTTAATTTAAACTTAATAGGTAGTACTGGTAATCCTCCGTTACTGCCTGCACCTTATATTGGTGGCGCAGAATTGCGTAACTTAGACGTCGTCATTTAATTGGTTATGGGAGCATCTCCTGAAGGCACTTCTACCAGTCCCCGCACTGGGGATTCAATGGCACAAAACGCTGAAGCTGGTGCTACCATGCCTCGCAATGATTACGTCCGCCAAATTCGCGACACTGCTATTGCCAAACTAGGTAGCAGTGTGGGACTCCGCATGGCTGGTGATAAATTGAGCGATCTTCAGCCCACCACCAGCATGGCCGAAGAATCTGCAGCAGTAAAGTATTCACCTGAGAAAACCAGCAAGGCCCCAGGTTCTCAATATCTGGCCTATAGCTCTTCACCTGCACGTGTAACCGGCGCTTAATTAAAATGTCCAAGAAAGGTTCGATGCCACCAGAACTGCTGGCTCACTTCAAAAAGAAACAAGAAGATAAAGAATCTTCACCCGAAGAGAAAAAAGAGGGTGACAAAGAGCGTCGTAAAGAGGCCGTGAAGAAAGCCCGCGTTAGACTGGAGGAACAGAAGCGAGGGCGCAGGCATGACAAAAAAGAAGAAGCTGGTAAAGAAGGCGCTAAAAAAGCCTGATCTCTATACACCCGCAGAGCTTCAGTATTTTCGGCTTTGGTTGGCTAACAAAAAGAAGCAAAAAGAAGCCAAGAAGGCAACTGCGCTACAATAAGATTTAGTCAGAGATAGCGTAAAAGGGCTAATGTCATCTTCGAGTTCCAACAAGCAGCCGCTTTTGGTTGACAGGCCGGCAACCACATCTGCCCTGGTTACCGTTGCATCTGGTCAGGCATTTTCTACCAGCCTTGTTCCTACTGCTGTTGGTAATGCCACAAAGGTATTCGACGTCGACTCGTCTTTGACTGATACCTCGATCAGTGGTGCGTATATTGACGAAATTTGGTTCCAATACAGCAAGCGAAATATTGAATTTATTGACGCAGCAGGTACTACATCTGGTACTTATTCTGCGGACAGCACTAATGTTGTCGTCACAATTAGTGCCGGCCACAATGTACAGGTTGGTCAAAAAGTTTGGCTTGACTTTACGTCCTATAGCTCTGGCTCCACTCCTATTGACCAAGCTGTGACTGTTACGGCTGTCACGCCAACAACCTTTACTGGTACCATTCCTAGCATTTCTGGTCCTATTACGGGTAATGTTAGCTGCCGACTGCCACTGGATTTCTGCTTCTATCTGGTTAACACTGGCACGATCACTAATACCAACCAGTTTTTCCCGCTGTTTGTTGCCAGCATTCCTGCTACCTACGAAAATCAGCTTTATAGTCTGACTATTAATAACGTTTTACCTCTAATTAATCACCCAGTTGTGCAAGCTGGTGCAAACTTCACAAGCACCAACAGCACGACTTCTCCCAAGACTCGTGGTTTGATCCTTCAGCGTGGTCAAGCCCTGTACGTTGCTGCTAGTGGCGCCACTGCGCTGACCAACGGATTCTACGTCGGCGTACAAGCCGGATACTATTGATGTAGCCATGCCGTTCGACGTTGGCGGATTTGATCCTCCGTCGAAAAAAACTTTTAGTGGCAAAACATTCGGTAATTTTGAGGATCCAAATCAGTTTCGAGCTGTAGAGGATTACGCAAGAGAAACACAGAAATTTAATTTTCTACCACAAAATAAAGATCTTAAGAGTCGTGTCCGATTTTACGATTACGACTCTCTGTGGGCTCGTTGGCGTCGTGGGTACGAGCTGTATACGATCACCCAGAGCGTTCTAGGGTCTTTTGCGAACGAACGACGTAGGCGCGGTGATTTCCGCATGTACTGCGCCTTTCAGCAGTTTCCAGGCGTATTTATCCCTGGTCGAGTCTTCACGTTTCCCACAACAGATAAAGAGATTGGCGAACAGATCGTCGGCATGCGCGATGCCAATGGATTTAATTTTTATAATTTTGGTCTCCCAATTCTTGCTGTTCGATATTTGGGCGGTGCAGTCACCGCAACATATTCTCAATCAGGTACAACCCTAGTAGTTACTGAGCCTGACCACGGTCTATTAATTGGTGAAAGCGTTTATTTGGATGTCCTTACTGGCGCTGGAGTCGACGCAACTCTGACGGTTGTTGCAGTAACTCAAAACACTTTTACGGTGACTGCAGGGAGCTCTCTTACTACAAGTGGAAATTTAATTTATTACTTAACCACTACATTTTCAGACCCCCGCTGGACAACGACACGGGTTCGTTTACGCTCTATTCCTGTACCGGTTAGGTTTTTTGCTGGAGAACGGCTGATCGATCGTGTCGTTGAAAAAGATCCGGGAATTTTTTCTACATATTCACGTACTGGTTCTACGGTCACTATAAACTGCACTTCTGCCCACGGTTTATCCACGGGTAATAGGGTATTTATTGCTGTAACGAGTGGACTAGTTTCGTCTGGTCAATACGATGTGACAGTTACCAGTTCAACTCAACTGACCATAACGACGATTGACAGCGGACTCACCAGTGGAAATTTAATTCTCAGTCGATTGATTCCTGGATTTAAATATGATGACTACGTTGGTTATACCGTTACAGGTGTAGATGTAACAACTAATGAAATTATTTTTCAGCGAGATGACAGCTACGGAAGTATTTTTGTTGACAATAAGTATGTGACAACTGTCCCAGCTCAACGCGGGTTCATTGTCGGGCGTTTCTTAACTACAGAACTAAGGTGGCAATGCTCGTGTCAAGATTTTATGAGGCGAGAGGGATTCAATTTATATAAAGATAAAACCAGTCAGCGGTTCCCCGTTACCGCCATTTCAGCGACAAAGCCAGGTCAAACACAAAATGATGACAACACTCTGAGCAATGAGCGAGACATTCCAGGTAGTTTTTCGGACTTAGGTTATTCAGTAATTAATAATTTTTACGGTTTACCTGATTATCAGGATACAAGCGAATTCTCATATCCAAATCTTTATTACTACCAGATTCGTTGGTGTAAGCATATTTATGCGGCGATGTTTTCTATCGTCCATGATGAAGGAAATGAACCGATTGCTATTGCTGCCACGTATACACAGGCTGGGCCAAATATTACAGTTACTGCTCCGGATCACGGATTGGTTGCGAATACTAAAATTCAGCTCGACTTTACCAGCGGGAACGCACTTTCTGGTCAATATACGATTACAAGTGTACCGGATAAAAATACTTTTGTCGTTGTTTACCCATTTAGTGAAGCTACCGGTGGATACGTCACAGTTAGTAATTTGCGTGAACATGATTTTGTAAGTTCTTGGATTTTGGAGCCAAACGATAAACCAATTGGCACTGGACTTGACGTTTTTTACCGCAATTTTGAAAAAGAAAACGAAAGGCTCAGGCAGGCGGCTGAACGGATGGCCATGATGCAGCAGGGTATGCCCTGGGTGGGTGGTACTTCAGTTACTGGTTCACGCAATCAACCCGAACAAGTTGCAAATTACAACACAGAGTTAGTCACCATGATGATGACTGACAGTATTCGTCGCGGTGCAGACGGGGAGCTGAGTCGAAGCGGAGTAGAGGTCAACACTGCAAACCGTATGCTCACCATGATGAGCAAGCTGTTTAACATTCAACCAACTTTGATTCAAGATACTAAAATCGGTATGCTTGATGAGCCGTTGGTTAATTATGTACCTGATTTTGAGTTTGGTCTAATTATTGGTGGTACATATTTAAACGGTGTACCAGTTGAACCTGCATCTCAGACCAGTCTGATAGACTGTGAGACGTATTCACCTCTTACTGCCCAAGACACTGTCGTTGATGGCGGTTTGTATATCAATTCATAGCGATGGCTGTTCAGATTTTATCCCGTAGGTCATCAGTTCTGTATGACAGGCCATTTCCTATCCGACTAGGTGTTGCCGAATTAGCAGTCAACAATAACCCTGGGGATCCAGGTTTATATTTTGCAGATAATACGGCTACGCCCTCAACCGGATTAATTAAAGTCGGCCCAACTTTCATCGGAGCGACCGCACCGAATACGCCGGCTGCTGGCTTTACTTTATTTAGTAAGGGTGAATCTTGGCTGGATACATCCAGCACCTATATTTTCAAGCTTTACGACGGAAGTACGTGGAGAACGCCTAAAGCAGTTGTGTCAAATAGTAACGGTAAGCCTGTTAACCCTACCGATGGGCAGCTTCATTACGATCAGTTAATTCCCGGTCTATTTATGTACAATTCTGCGACTGCTGCGTGGATCGCCATTTAATCAGTGTGGGTGATTAAGGATATGGTCCAGGATACGGTCTAATTTTGTATGGACGGCTTGGACCTCACGAAGAAAATCTTCTTTTAAAACGTATTCTTTAATTACCCGGTCCTGAAAATTATCAAAATCACGTTCAAGCACTTCAAATCTACGCTCAATCCGCCGATTGAAGTTATTTAAAGCCCTAGAGAGGCCGGCAAAGGCTCCAAAACTGCCAGACAATACCGCCGCAATCAACTCTGGCGTCACTTTAGTTGAAAACTTTTTCTCTATTCTAAAGTACTTACCAACTTAGAATGTAGGGACGCAGGACGTAGTCGATGTCAACTGGTTACGAACCCAATATAGAAGGTGCTATAGCAGTTTTGGTCGATTTGATGACGGCCAACGGGTTTACTATGACCCGCCAACCTTATGAGCCCAATTACAGAGGTTTAGTTGATGCCATTATTGACCTCAAAGAAGGTTTTCCGGTTTTTGCGCCTTCTCGTGTTGGTTTTGATGCAACGGCCTTCGAAACCCTAACGGATGGGGCAGCTCTCTACATGCGTGTCAGCGATGGCAAGGTTGGCCTTGCTCAAGCTGATGGAACCGCTGATGAGGCGCTAGTTGTCGGCTTTGCTGATTCAGCCGCGACCTCTGGTGCCACGGTAAAAGTGTTAGTTGCTGGCATCAAAACAATGCCATCGACTGTTGATCCTGGTGACGTGTACTTTTTAAGTACAACTGCGGGAGCAATTACAACAACTGCTCCTTCAGTTGCTGGTCAATATGTGACTCGCGTTGGAGAAGGCGCTACGACCACAGATTTTAGTATTCAACTAGAGCCACCTATTCGCTTATCCTGATGGCTGGTGTTAGTAATTACGAGCCCTACGCTCCTAATAATCAGGGTTTAACGGAAGCTCTGATTGACCTAAAATCAACTATGGCCGGTAAAACTGTGTATTCAGTTGCCGGATTCCAAGCCCTTGCGTTTGAAGCTGTTTCCCAGGGGCAGGCTCTTTATTCCCGCTCTAGTGATGGAAAAGTGGGTTTAGCAATTGCCAACGATACGTTTGACAAAGCTAACGTCGTAGGTTTTGCGCAGACTTCAAAATTAGCTGGTGAAACTGTCCGCGTTTTGATTGTCGGGGTTTTGGCTACATCTGGACTGGATCCGGGTGATATTTATTATTTATCCGCAGCATCTGCAGGAGCAATTACAACAGCCGCGCCAAGTTCAGCTGGTCAGTATGTTACAAGGGTTGGAGAGGCCGCCAGTAGTGCTGAGTTTATTGTTCAACTAGAGCCACCAGTTCGACTCGGTTGAAGACGGTAGCTTTGGTAGGATGGTTACAACAAGCGGTTCAATGTTGCTCTGCTACGTGAGCCAGAGAGACAAACAAAATGGCAACTAGAAAGGCAATTTGTCTGGTTAGCGGTTTATTTGAGGAGGTCAATACTCCTACTGATAAGCTGGATTTTGCTGGCAACTCTACAACTGATTTAGCAGAAGGAAGTAATCTTTATTACACCAATACCCGTGCTCGCCAGGCAATCAGTGTCACGGATTCTGGTGGCGACGGCTCGTTAAGTTACGACAATACAACGGGCGTCATTACTTACACTGGTCCATCCGCCAGTGAAGTTCGGGCTCACCTTAGCGCCGCCAATAGTGGAACAGGGTTTGGCAGCCTTGCTTATGACAACAGCACTGGGGTGTTTACTTACAGTGTTGTTACCGCTGCAAACATTCGCCAGCAGATTTCTGTCACTGATTCCGGTGGCGATGGATCATTAAGTTACGACAACACAACAGGTGTTATTACTTACACCGGACCTTCTGCCACTGAGGTTCGATCCAAGTTCAGCGTTGCTGTTGGATCCGGATTAACGTACAACAGTACTACCGGCGAATTCGGAACCAGTGCCATTCCCAATTCGCAATTAGCGAACAGCTCGATCACATTTGGCAGTACCAGCACCTCACTAGGCGGAACCGTTACGGCGCTGTCGATTACCAGCTACACTGCTTCTAGCTTTGTTAATGTTGGAGCTGGCGTTGGTTCCGCCAACAGTATTAACATTGAGCCTGGTGCCATTGTTTTTGAAGGCTCCACTGCCGATGGATTTGAAACAACGCTTCAAGTTGTAGATCCAACAGCGGATCAAACCATTACGTTTCCAAACGCAAGTGGAACTGTCGCTCTGTTGACGAGCCTGTCAGTTGCTGCTGGTTCTGGTCTGACGTACAACAGCACCACCGGGGAGTTTGGCACCAGCGCAATTCCCAACAGCCAACTGCAGAACAGTTCGATCACTGTTGGTAGCACTGCGATTGCCCTGGGCAGTAGCTCAACGACGCTGACAGGTCTGACCTCTGTTACATCGACAGGGATCACCACAAACGACAGTGGTTTTCGGATTCGTAATACTGCAGATCTGACCAAGCAGATCGCTTTTGATGCATCTGTAATTTCAACAGCAACGACTCGAACCTACACACTTCCAGATGCCAGCGGCACCTTGGTGTTGACAACAACGGTTCCAACGACATTCTCGGATTCTACGTTCAGAGTTCAAGACAATGCCGATGCAACCAAGCAGCTGGCGTTTGAGTGTTCCGGCATCGATACTGCAACCACAAGGACGATGACCGTTCCAAATGAAAACGGAACGATCTCAACTCAAGATTTTGCCACGGCAATTGCAATTGCATTAGGATAACATTATGGCAACTCAAGTACAATTCCGGCGTGGCACAACAGCCGAAACCGCAACTTTTATAGGTGCCGTAGGTGAAGTTACCGTTGATACTGTTAAGCAAACTTGTGTTGTCCACAATGCTAGCCAAGCAGGTGGTTATCCTCTCCTCCGGGAAGATGGCACTAATGCTGCTTTTTCTCTGGGCTCTCTCAGCAGTTGCGCTCTAAAATTTGCCAGTGATCCCAATACCGGACTTATTAGTCCAGGCTCGGATCAACTTGCCCTGGTGACAGGTGGTGTTGCTAGACTTACAATAGATTCATCTGGTTCAGTCACCATTCCTGGCAACGTTTCTATTACTGGTAGTTTGACGGTGACAGGAACCTTTGATTCAACTGACAACCTCGCACTTATTGTTGCTCTGAGCTGATATGGCCAATACTTTTAAGATTGACACCAAATCAAGCGTGGTTACAGATGCAATTAGTAGCACGAATTGCAACGTCTTAAGTGCAGGTGCCTCTGCCACTGTCATTCTGCTGAGCATCCTGGTTTCGAACAAAACAGGAAGCAGCGCCAACGTTGATGTTTACCTGGTAACCAATACTGGTGATGATGTTTATTTGATCCGTAATGCTCCAGTTCCTGCCGGTTCCTCCCTTGAGATCATCAGCGGCAACAAGATCATCATGGAGTCCAGCGATGTGCTGAGGGCTCGCGCCGATACAGCCACTGCTTTGGACATTGCCGTCAGCTACCTTGAGCAAACCTGATAGGAGGTCAAGATAATGCCATTAACACAGGTTGAAACAAGTGGCCTCAGTGGATCTGGTGCATCCAGTAACTCCACAACTGGTAACGTTTTCTCTCAGACAGGTCCGTTTAAAAATAGAATCATCAACGGCGACATGCGGATCGACCAGCGCAATGCTGGGGCGGCGGTCACACCATCCAGCAGCACAAGCCAATACCTTGTAGACCGCTGGAGACTTGATTATTCCCAAACCAGCAAGATCACAGCGCAACGCGATACAACTGTGCCCTCCGGGTTCACAAACTCTTTGAAGCTGACTGTTGCGGCCGCAGTCACTCCCGGAGCATCTGATTATTTCCTTTTGGCGCAGCCTATTGAAGGCGTGAACACAGATGATTTGGCTTTTGGCACTGCTTCCGCTAAAACAATCACTGTATCTTTCAAGGTTCGGTCCAGTGTCACTGGCACCTATGCGATGGCTATTCGTAACGGGTCAAATAACCGATCCTATGTTGGAACATACACCATCAGTGCGGCTAACACTTTTGAAGACAAGATTGTTACGCTGACGGGCGACACTACTGGAACATGGGCGACTGATACTGGCTCCGGTATCACAGCCATTTTTGACTTGGGATCCGGCTCTAACTTCAACGGTACTGCAGGGGCGTGGGCTGGAGCCAACTATTTCCGCACCAGTAGCACTGTCAACTGGATCTCAAATGCAGGCGCCACCTTCTACATCACCGGCGTCCAACTTGAAGCCGGCAGCGTCGCCACCCCGTTTGAGCGCAGGAGCTACGGGCAGGAGCTGGCTCTCGCGCAACGCTATTACCAATTATTGGAGGGCTTTACGGGCACTTCGTTCTCAACAAGCACCATTGCAGTGGGCGCTGTATTTAGAACAGAGATGAGAGCAAGCCCGACAGTTTCAGCAACAGCTGCAATTCAGATTACCTACCCCGGCGTCAATGACTACACACAGTCTTCTGCAAACGCAAGCATTGTAAGTGGACGCATTTCGGCTAGAGGTGCATCAGTAGCTTGTGCAAATTTCAGTGGCCTGACAAACGCAATCGCTCACGTTCACAATGTCAGCGTAAACAGTGCGGCGATCGCATTTTCTGCGGAGCTTTAACATGTATCAACAGTATCTTGATCCGATTTCTGAGAAAGCCGTCGATTCGGCAATCTTGCGCCTTACGGACAACGCCTGCATCCCCTTCGACCCCGCCAACACCGATTTTGCCGCCTACCTCGCTTGGCTGGAAGAGGGCAACACCCCCGAGCCTGCACCCGTAGAACCTGTCACCTGGGATTCAATCCGCGCCAAGCGTGATCAAATCATCCGTGACACAGACTGGACAATGACCCCAGGAGCCACAGTTGATCAGGGTGCATGGGCTTCCTACCGTCAGATCCTTCGTGATCTTCCTCAAACCTTCGCTAAAACTGGCCCAGAATCTGTCATCTGGCCAACTGAACCATCTACTGACGGTCCAAACAGCACTCCAGTAGAATAAACATAACTGAGTTAATAGAGAGAAACCGTGGCTTATTTGGGAAACGATCTGCAGGTCGCTTATCCAACGTATAAAAATATAGATGACATCAGTGGTTCCTTCAATGGCTCCACGACCTCTTTTGCTCTCCTCGTTAGTGGCGCAGCTCCTGT